ACACAGTCAATCTGTTACAGGAGACGGCAGTGTTATGATTCGTGATGACCACGGACACTACGAAAAGATCAGAGCTAAAGTATCCAGCAGAGTGGACGGAACATACAGCGTCTACGCTACCGGAACTGTTGACTCACTTTAATGTCGCTGACATTCCCAACGATTGAAAAACCAAGTGGAATCATTGCGTTCCCTGGTAACTTCACTCGACCTGCTTTTGAGGTACTGTATGGGTTTGACGCTGTAGTAGCTGGGCTTGCAAAGCCTGATATAACAGTTGTTCAATTCGGAGTTGACGGTGCTACTATAAGTACAACAGGTGTGGCGGGGGCTACTAGCTATACATACGAACGGGATACTAGTGCTTCATTTACAAGTCCTACTACTATATCTAGTGGCACTTTAGATTTAACGGTTAATGACACAGGTCCTTTATCTAAAACTGTTACATATTACTACAGGATAATAGCTACAGATGGAGTAGATACAACTATATCTGATACCGCTTCGATTATTATACTAGCTAATTTCAGCAGGGTTACTTTAATGGGTTCTATCACTGTAGCTAATACAGTTAATACACTTACCCTTACACTAAAACCAGAGTTAGATATAACTAGCGGTACGGTAACACTGACTGGACTGGATGCATCGCAGACATCAGACAACGCAGCTCTTAGTATAACAAGTACAAATAATGTATTCGGTACATCTGCTGACTGGACACAATCCACAGGTACTCTCGTACTTACTGTATCTACGACTGTACCAAGTAACGCTACCACAACGGTTACCTTTGATTTAACTAATCCAAGCGACGCACCAAACATCGGATCGACGGGTATCACATTGGATAGTCCTAATTATAATCAGGTATCTATCAGTGGAGACTTCTTATATACAGTTTCACCCTTCACCGTGGCAGATACTACCCGCAATGAGTCAGTGATATTACTAGACACTACTCAAACACAATACACTATAGAGTATGCAGCTGACACAGACGACTTGTATGTATGGGATGGCAGTGTCTGGTATATTTACAATAATGTTTAAATAAAATAATTTAAAGATGGCTAATAAAAAGATCACCGAACTTACTGAGCTGACGACACCAGCAGGTGCTGACATTGTAGCAATCGTTGACGATGTCGCAGGTACTCCTACTACTAAGAAGGTAACCGTTACCAATCTAATGGGGCAAGCATCTGCCTCTAACTTATCGAGCTACGACTTCAACGGTAATGCGATCAGCAACTTCGACGCTTCGATCAACGATCAAACAGGAACCACTTATACATTAGTAGCTGGAGACAACGGTAAAGTAGTTGTGTTAGACAACGCTTCTGCTGTAACTGTCACAGTACCAAGTGGTTTAGGAGCTGGGTTTAATTGTAGCTTTGTACAGAAGGGAGCAGGTCAAGTAAGCTTCAGTGCTTCCAGTACTACCATTAACAACAGACAATCCCACACCAAGATCAACGCTCAGTACGGAGTAGCTAGTATAGTAGCTTACGCAGCTGATGTCTTTGTTCTTGCTGGAGACACTGCATCGTAACAATATGTTTGTCTTGCCCACAATTGGATTAGGTGTTATTGCTACATTACTTGATAGTAGTTTTACTATTGAGGATACAGACACTGAATCTAACATTTTATCATCAACACCAACCAACCCAACCGGAGAAGTAACTATTAAATTTGGAACAGATACATACGATTTATATATCTACGATGGTTCTGACTGGTATATCTTCAGCAACGATTCATAAAACATGAGTACTATTCAAGCTTATTCAGACGCTACTAGACCTGCTGCTTCTGCTAGTAATGTAGGGCTAACTATATTTAACACCACCACTAAAGACATCAATGTCTCGGACGGTGCGGCTTGGCGGGCATATGAAGATGATGCTACGACTGCCAACACACTCAGTTTAGAGTTTGATGGTAACGACCGATTGGATACCACATATCAAAGTACATCCGGAGGCAATGATTTTACAATCTCATTTTGGATGAAGTCTAGCGGAACTGGGGCAACTTATCAGGATATTTTCAGGGACGATACCGGTTCTTCTTGGGGTCGATTGACTTTATTGACAACTCCAGGTGCTAGTTCTCCGTTTTATTTGAGATACGGTACAGCGTCGGGTAATAATGTGAATGGTGCTATTGGTGTTGGAACTATTTACGATAATGCTTGGCATCACATAGCTATTGTTTTAGATAATAGCGGTACATATACGAATATTAAAATTTATAAAGACGGTAATACCACACCTGTGTATAATGCTGACGCTACCACAACAAACGGGTGGGCTAATAATGGCAAGCAATCCGCAAATTCACCAACGAATTATTTGATAGGTTCAACATCTAATCATGCATATCCTTACACAGGTAAATTAGACCAAGTTGCTTTCTTTGGGAGTGCTTTAACTACTCAAAATATAACAGATATATATAATGGGGGTGACATAATGAATCTAGGTTTAACTCCCGAAGCTTACTATAGAATGGGATATTATTTCGGGGATACTAATACTAACGGTAGTGCAGCTAGTGCTGGTCAAGATATTTTAATCGTTAAAGACTACAGCGGAAATGGTTACGATGCGTCCCAAGCTACTACCTCCAGAAAACCTAACTATGTAGCAGACCCTGCATCCTAATTACTATGAAGAAATTTATTTTATACAGTACACAAGAAGAGTGGGACGCTAGTAACGATGCTATGAATACGCTATTCGGATTGCCTGACAGTAACGGGAACGAGAGGTACGCAGAAGTTACACAAGTTACAAACCCGGATCACAATGATTTCGGAAAGTATATATTCCCAATTACCACATCCGGCAACTATGTTACGCTTAACGAGTTTAATGTTAGTGACATGGTAGAGTTTGATCCTGAGTGGTCACCTGACGCTGTAATTTAATCATGCCTCATGCCCTCACATTCGCGATCACCTTCTTACTTGCTGGCTGTTCGCTACGAAGCACCTACCCAACACTTGGAGCAATCGCTGGCGGTGGGGTAGGTAGTTTGGGCGGACCTGGAGGAGCCGCACTTGGTGCGGGTACAGGAGCCTTGGCTGGAGAGGCATTAAAAAATGCCGACAAGCTTGTGGAAGCAGAGGAGCGGATCGAAGCTCTTACTCACGGGGATGTATCCGCACTTGTTGCACAGGGCATGGCAGAACACCAATCGGGCTTTGAATCATTCACGAACAAAATAAAACAATGGCTCATGTGGGCGGCAATCGCCCTGGGGGCATACCTCGCAATTCCTATTTTTGTCGCTAAAAAATGCTCGCAGAAAGAAGCGGTAAAAAACCAAACACGCGCACCATTTCCAATTAAATGAAAAACTTCCTAATTCTAAAAGACAAGTTTCACGCCCTATCTAAACGAGGCAAAATGATTACCATATTTGTGGCAATAATCGCAGTTTTAATACTGCTAGATTCGTGCGGATAATGGACAGGGTGAGCATGGCAGGAATGGCGGGAACCGCCGCCACCTTTGGGCTTGGCACAGTCAATGAGATTGTGGGCATCGTGGCGGGCGTGGCGACCATCATCTTTATGGGCATTAAGATTTTCCAAGAGATCCGAAAGAAATAGATGCCAGCTTATAAACCTATGGGACGATTGGACTCTCCGATCCTTACAGACGGGGAGCGAGGATTTCGTGCCATAAATTCCTACCTCGAACCTACGAGCCTGGAGGCTGGCACGGTGGAAATATCGGAGAATATGAGGCTGGAGGGCGACCTCGCATCTGTCCGCAAAGGCATAGAGTTTAAGGCGGGCGATGTTACTTTGACTTATGCCGGGGATGAGCGTGTGTTTGCATCCACCTTATTTAGCGATCCCGCAACAGGTACAGAATTTATCGCAGTTGCCACAAAGAACAAAGTAATCCTTTGGAACGATAGTAATAACACAGGGATCGACATTGCATACCCCGTTGGCGAGGTAGTGGCATCGGGTGACAATGCGAGCTTCGTACAAGCGATGGAGAAACTCATCCTATTTCGTGGGGAGAGCAAAACACCCCTAGAGTGGGATGGCGACTATACATCTCCAACTGCATTCGTTGTGAAGCAAAATGCATCACCCATAGCGGGTAGGGTACAATGCCCAAGCACCAACTTTGGTACATTCTTCGCCAACAGATTAATCGTTCCTCAGCCCAGCGATTCGCAGTACACCGTGATCGCATCGGATCTCCTAGATACCGATAACTTCTATGCCGCAGAATCGCAGTTTAGAATAAATCGTGGAACGGCAGATCGCTTGATAGGATTTACCCCATACCTGGAGAATCAGTTAATCGTATTTTTCCGCAATAGCATCCATTTAATCAACAACATTGCCCTGACTAACTCTGCCGCAGTATTCGAGATTACCCGCCAGCATGGTTGCGTTGCCCGCAAGAGTATAGCCGCGAGTGGACCACAGATTTACTTCCTATCTGATGACGGTGTATTCACCCTACAGCAAGGGCTTGATCCGGCAAAAAACCTCGGAGTCGCAATCTCGAAAGTAAGCGGGGAAGCACTACCATTATCGCAACCCATCCAGGACCAATTCGCAGATGTGAATTATGCCCATGCGGATAAAGCGTGTGGTATCGTGTTTGATAATAAGTATTACCTCGCTTGCCCCACAGGCTCCTCCACCACGAATAACAAGATTTTCGTGTATGACATTTTACAGACATC